CTGCACGTACAAGGGGAACCCAAACTCCTACCTACCAGGAAAAGCGCCCCCGACGGGCTGCATAAAAACCTGGCTTGCGCACATACAGCCCCATGCTGACTTTCGTATTTGGGGCGCCTTCCCTGGCGAGGGTTGGCTTAGTTTCTCACACGTATGTAACGCTCCCCGGAAACTACAAGGGGGGGGATTTTTGTCTATTGGCAGGTAAGCAACCTTTATAGACCCTACAAAAACTCCCAAAACATGGGTCTCACACGACACAACCATCGGCGGCCTACTTATTCGCAGCCAGTAGCTCGGCGCCCGTCCAAAACACCACCAGGACGGGATCGGTGGGGACACCCTACACTCCGGGTTCCGCTGGGAGGCCGTGTCAAAAACGTCAACGGCAAGACGCGGTGTTTTCTCAAGTGACCCGGTACACCATAACCGGTATGAAACAAACTACACTACCGTGCCTAGCAAGTTCGTCGTGACGGGAACGTTCCCACTAGAGGGTCTGCCCGGGCTCACGCAAAGTGCAACTAACAAGTGCCAAGAATGTCTACGACTCTCCGTACCCAGCGATGGAACCGCAGACGCACTGACCGACGCCCACGAAACCGTGGAACGACGTGTCGTCTGCAGCGCTCACGTACTCCGTGGAGCCCTCGGGCGCAGTGACTGTGACAGTACGCACAACCCAGCGACACAGCGCGGGGAAGTTGTTGGGGGCGCCAGTGCCGGTGTGAACGGCGCCGAGCGGAGCGTATCGCTGGACCACGTAGCGAGGGTATTCAGAGGCGGGAGTGACGACACGAGTGAGCGGTGTGATGCGCGGCCCCCCAACACCAGAGTAGGTGCTAGAGACCGCCGTCACCACATCACTGGAAGTGGCGGTGGAAGGAGGCGCGACAACCAATGCAACAGCCCCACGCTCCATTCGGAACATCTGGCGCAATGACCACAGAACTGGCCACTGCGTCACGCCAGGCCACGTGGCAGTCCCCCGAACAATCGCAGGGTAGCCCCACACCTTGACGGTAGTGGGGGTGGTGGAGTCAGTAGGGGAGGCCACCATGGCCAGTTGCTTGGCGGAAGTGATGTCCTCGCCAAACGTGGCAGCCAGCAAGTCCACGCGCCGATCACCACCGCTCGCGTACGCAAACGTGTCACGTTGCACGGGGACCAGGCAACTCTCACGCGGGCCACCAAAAACCGTGTCCTCAGTCATGCAGCCCTCGATGGCGACACCAATACTGGTCTTGACAGAGTCAGGAGCCACTAAAGGTTCGACCACCCAGATGGACCAGGTACCAATCATGGTGTTCATGGCGGCCATGGGGCCAGTGTACTCCCACGGAACGTGGACGTCCACGATGTTGCCCTCGCGCAAATCAATGAGCACAGAGTGGCAGTACTGGGTGTTGGTGTAGGTGGGCACAAAGCACGAGTCCGAGTCCACGGTCATCTCGCGGGGGTTGTAATCCCACGTGAAGAGGAGCTTGCCACTGTGGAAGCGCGTCTTACTGAGGATGAGGCGGAAGTGGAACCCGCCCCTCCAGTAAGTGAAGTGCGACGCGCACCACATGGCTGCAGAGGGCCAGAAGGAATACACCGACGAGCCCGCAGCAATCCCGGCATTGTTGCTCCACAGCCGGGGCGTCACCTGCGCCCCCGTGTATGTTGTCATGAGCGCCATTGGGTTGAGAGTGCCCTTCATGAAGAGTGTGCCCATGCTGAACGTCGTTGGGAGGTTGCGGGTGGTGAGGGGGTGGTACCGGCTGACCAAGTAAGCGATGCTGAGCTCGTCGGCGGGGAGACCCGCCACAGGAGCCGGGATGACCTGGGTGTCGTGGAACAGGCCGAGATTGTAACCGTGGTCTATTCCCGTGGCAGTGCCGTTGTGCGCCCATGCGTGGTTGATCACAGTACGCACCGGGGTCTGATTGAGTGGCCGCGAGTACCCGAACGCGGATGCCACCTTGGCCCCAGCACGCGCCATCCAGCTCAGCGCGGAGGTGTAGCCCACCATTGTGGGCACCAGGGTGCCCGCCCACTCGCTGACACGCGACGTTGCGAGTAAAAACCCGCTGATGGGCCCCTGGGTCTTGGCTTCCCCCGGCAGTCGGTCACCGCCAGAGGGTACAGCAGCGCTGGTGGAGCCCACAGGGGCTTTGCGGCCAAACAGCTCGACGTCTTCCAGCCAAAAATACACAGTGTAGCGCACAGCGTCCCCAGCCAGCGCGGTGTTGAGTGGGATGCGCGGCACAAGGCCAAAGAAGCCGTTGTCCGCGACATCTCCCTCGATGGGGATGGCCGGCTCGAGCGCGCGATGTGGTATCTTGAACTCAAACGCGTTCGTGGTAGCGAGGTCGATGAAAACCCCGGGGTGTGCCATGTACGCCGGTGCAGAAGTGAAGTCAGGGTCTACCGTGAAGCTCGGATCGTAAGCCCCGCCAGGAAGCCAGTGGAATGCCCGCAGGATGCCCCCAATGTAGGGGGTGGTAGAGAGCTCCACGCGGAAACACCATGTGGCACGGAATGCCCGGTGGCCCCGCAAGTAGCTCTGGAAAATGAGGTTGGGATCACCATTGAGCATGCTGGTAGCGTTGGCGTAGGTGAGCTTGCGTAGGAAGGGGGTGGAGTTGATGTTGCCTGATGCAACAACCACTGGGGTGCTGAGCATTGAGTCGCCTGACAGTTTGCGCCCGGGTGCGAGCATCGACCACCAGCTCTTGTCGCTGCGCACAGCCACGGAGCTGCACGCGTCGTTCAGGAACTGGAGGTTTTGCTGCACTTCGGAGGAAATGGGGGCGGCATCAGCGTCGATGGTGGCGCACTCAGTGATCTCCACAGCGGCTGCCTCAGTAGGGTTTTGTGTGCTTTGTGTGGTGTTAGCAAACCATGTATTGTCTGCGAAGGGGCCTGGTTTAGTACCCCAAAGCATACCGGGTCGGCACTGTTTCGCGGGGGCTGCCCGCCAACTTACTGTGCAGTAAGGCTAAAAAGCCAAGTTGCTTCCTGCAGGGGTGCATCGCCTGCACAGCGACTCGCGAGACCCGGAATGAGCCGTTGCGTGCTGTATAGGCCCCCCAGGGCTGGACGGGCACCTTCTAAGCCCGAGACCAGAAATCATCTGCCACCGTGCCCAAGCACTTGTGCCGCCACACCTCGTGATTGGTGGCGTCTACGTAGCGCCGGTAGTGGGCCACGAGCCCAGAGCGCATGAGCTCTGCGTACTCGTCCCACACGTCACGCGGATGGAGCGAGAGCTCCCGGAGTGCGCACTCGACATTTTGCTGCACGCGCCCTGGGACATCGTCCCGACCGCGCACCCAGCGAGGGATGCTGAGAATGGAAGCGAGGCGCAGGGGCATCAAACACCCACCCGCACCGTCCGAGACCCAGCGGCGCTTCAAGAACTCCACCTCAGTGAGCACGCGCGTGTCCGGGCACACACCATCCCCCTTGTCCTCGGGGGTGTAGGTGTAGCCACACGTGGCCAAGACAGGACCAACCGTGTTCTGGTTGTACCACGTCGCGATAGGGCGGTGAAGCCCCACCACGTTGTCGTCCCCGTACACGAGCGGCCTGACGGCGTCGTCGAATGCAGGAGCACCAGGCGGCTTCAGGCGATGGTACGCCAAGCGCAGCAGCAGGATGTTGATGAAGCTGTTGATGGTGCTGGTGGCAGGGTGCCCAGACGGCAGACCTCGAGACCACGTGGCAATGGTGTGGCCAATGACGATGTGAGGGTCGCTCATCTGTTGCAACAGCCACGCACGCACGCGGCGCTCCTCCGGACCATCGGCGTACCAGTCGTTGGCAGCATGGATGTACTGGGCAAACAGCTGTGGCGTGTGGCTGGAATCGAAGGCAGTGTAGTCGCCAGCGAACACAGGCGTGTGCTCGATGCCTCCGCCTGTGAGGTAGTTGGCGGTGGCTGTGGCATCGGCGTACGGGTTGATACCCACAGCGATGCCGTTGTAAATGCGCCCTGCCTTCAAATACTCGTCCCACGCCCCCATGTACATACGCCAGAGAGCGGAGTACATGAGGCTGGCGCCGCAGATTGGCCGCGTCTTGCCGAACTTGGCAGCTTCGCGCAGCTCATCCTTGCAGAACATCATCCAGTACACACGCGGTCCAGGCCCACCAGAGCGCAGCTCCCTCTCCACACACCCAAGCTCCAGCCTGAAGGCCTTGCCAAGCGGGTCGGCCGGGTCCAAGTAGGCCTGCTTTCCAGAGGTCTTGGCACAGTAGGGATACCCGGCTGAAGTCGAGGGGGGGAGCCCACCAACCCCGATGTCAGGATCGCCACGCAGGGCTTCCTCAACCCCAAAAATGGGGCGGTTGGGGGGCGTAGGGCTCACGTGCTCGAGGTGTTGCTGATACTCCGTGACAGCGCGCGCCAGCTCCGCCTCATCAATGTGCACGGGGGCAGCTCCAAATGGCACGCACATGTTGTACACGGGATCAATGCCGTTGGTCGGTCGGAGCATGGCGGGGATGCGCGTCCCCATACCGAGTTCCTCGCACATTGCGGTGCGGGAAAGCTTGGTGTGGGTAGGCATGTGCACGGGGGGCTCGGCAGGCCCGATGATCTTCCAACCACCAGGCAGCTGCCGGTCACCACCATGCAATTCAGTGCCCAATGCCTGCTCCAGAGCCACGCGCGTGACCCTCCGAAACCACCCGCACGAGCCGGTGGCGAGGGGGTCCCCCATGCCGGCACAGTAAATACCGACGATCCTGCTCTTCATGTTGGCGTAGCGGCCCACTAACAGGGAGCCACAATAGCCCACGCCGAGACACAGGTCAGTGCGGATGAGGTCGCGCCACTCCGCGCCGGTGCCCCTGACCACCACGGCCTTGTCGGGCACACCACGCGTAGAATGCGCAGCGGCCACAGGCCGGTCACCGCCCGAGAGGCTGATGGCCCAGAGGTTGTTATACGCAGATGGAGTCTTGGGCTCGTCAGCGAAATGGGACACGATGTTGGCGTGGCGGCGAGCACGCGGAAACGTGGCGATAACCAGATCGTCCCCGAGTGGAGACCCACGCCTCACTGTGTCCACGAAGTCGACGGCCGGGATGTGGAACTGGTCACCCGCGGGGTTCAGGAAAAATACCGTCTCCCCGGCTGCCCAGGCCTCCGCATTTGCAGCGAAGTGCCCGTTAACGATGGCAGCCTGCCCGTCCACAAACAGCACCGAACCGAAGATCTTGGCGTCCGCAGGACTGGTGCCATGCGACACACGATAGTTGTTGCACAGCACCTTGCGAGCAGCCTCCCCGACGACGTCAACGACGAGGTCACCGCCCGAGGGGTCCGCCTGGCGCTCACCACCTGTAAACAGGCGGCCAATGGCCTTGATGAAGCCCCGAATGAGGGTGTAGAGCAAGCCGAGGGCGGTGGCCACCGCTACAAACCCGATGAGTACGCGGTAGCGCTGGCACAGCTGGCGAGCCTTTTGCCATGTGGTGAGAAGCTCTGGGCTTTCGGCGGCGGTGAGGGCCTGTGGCCATGTGAGGCCGCTGTAGCCCCCCCGCACCCACTTGCGGTACGTCCCAAGGTGGTCAATGAACTCGTCGAAGATGCCAGCAGCGGGGGCCCACCGTAGCATGTCCGTGTCGGCACACGTGTCGGGGTCTACGAGGGGGGCGAACTCCTGGCGGGCTTGCATTAGCGCTTCACGAGAGGCGCTCCTGGGCACACCGAGGACGTCAAACATCGTGACCGGCCCATCGACCCTCAGCAGGTCCTCCGGGCCGAACAGGTGCGACCGGAAACGATCACCCGCGTGCGGCTGGACGCCGAAGTCGCGCATGAACGCGGCGTAAGCGGCGTGTTCCTGGTGCAATCGCACGGCCTCAGAGGCCAGCTGGGAGAACGAGATAGGCTCAGGCTCCACGCGCCACTCAAAGCGGTCGGCAGATACCAGCACCCTACGACGAAACTCCCAAGCATCTGGCTCCATGCCAGCAGCCTGGAAGGCGTCGAGGTTGAGGAAATCGCCCTTGCGATACTCGTCCTTCAGCTTGACCTCGTAGTGGAGCTTCAGGCGGCGGTCAAACGCCACGGCGTCCTTGATGTGGTTGTGGCCATCGGCAAACGAGTTATCGTTGCCGTTGACAATCACGTATTCAGACAAGAAGCCGACGGCGCCCTTGTTTTCCGCCCGAGCCATGTTGAGGCCCGCCTGCGCCACATTGACCAACCGAATGATCTCGGCGAACTCGGCAGACGTGCCCTTGGGGGCAACAGTCTGACCAAAGTCGTCAAGCACGGTGATGTGTTGCAGCGTGTAGCCCTCCCAATACTCGGTCGCAGCGTTCTTCATGAAAATCTCTGAGTTGGGGTTCTTCATGGCGCGCTCGCGGCGCTCGCCCTGGAGGGTCTTGTTAATGAGATGGCGCGACAGGAGGTTGATGAGCAGCGACTTGCCAACGCCTGGCTTACCAATGAGGGCGATGCACACGGGCTCACTGCGGGATGCTGTGTGAGCGGCTCGGGTTGTCACCTCAAGGGCTAGCTTTTCAATTCGGCGCTGCAGCTGGTCCACCCGGCGGCCGTGCTTTTCCTGGTAGCGCTGGTCCATTGAGAGCCGGATGTCATTCAGCTCACGAAGGAACTCACGCACTTGAGCAGCCACATCTGCAGTGGGGGCGAGCGCGCCACAGGCCAATTCCGTGGCCACGTTGCTGGCACGAAGGTCCAGCTCCGTGAGCCGTTCCAGCGCGCGAGCACGCGAGGCCATGAACTGGTTGGCCCAGTTGGGCACACCTAGCCTGGTCGTGCCGCCGACCCACTCGATGAGCCGCACGAACACTTCCTGCACCCACTCGGCCACCTCAGAAATCCCAGAGGTGCCCCTCACCACGGTGTCAACGAAGCGGGAGAAGGCGCCCATGTTGAAGGCGCCGGGCAAGCGCCCGCCAAAGAACACGGAAGTGGTCAAGAACAGCAGCAGCCCGTGGATAGACAAACTGCCAGAGTGCGCTGTGGTGGTGTGAGCGTCTGTGATAGCGTCGACCTCACGGCTGGGGAGCCCCTGGCGCAAGACCACACGCAACACGATGGGAGCCACGCGAGGGCATACTACACTGTGCACCGTACGGAACACAAGCGCGGCAGCCAAACCAATAATGAGTGGGTTGGTAGCCCTCCGAAGCGAGCCCCGGATGCCGTTGGTGACTTCCGCCCAGATGCTGTGAGCGATCTTTCCAGCCTTTTCTGTGACCCCGACCATGTCGTTGCCCGCTCCGCGAATTGCGCCAGCGAGCTTGGACAGGCCGAACGCCAGGCATCCACCCAGGGCGGCAGCCGCGACAATGATTGCGCGGTCACCACCATGGGCGTTTGCCCTGTCTCCCCGCCGGCGCTGGTCGCGGTAAGCTTCCAGCTGCTTGATACGGACCTCAAGCGCGGCAATGATGCCGCGGAGGCGCCGTATCTCCGCCCAGGAGTGAGGGGGATGGTGCGGCTCACGGTCACCGCCGTGGACAAGGGGCCCCAGCTCGGCGAGCTTCTCCTCGAGGCGCATTTCTACGCCAACTACGAGAGTGCCAAGAAAGCTTGGGGCCCCCGTGCCTGCGGCCAGTCTGTCCGTCAATGCTGCGGCGATGTCCAGGCCGTTGAGCGCTGCCACGTGGGCGGAACTGTCAACAACGAGGGAAAATGCCCCATCGTTGAAGCCAGAACCACGACGCACTGCACACAAAGCCACAATGCTCGAGGGCAGCGGCCCCTGAGTGTGGATGAAGTGCACCAACGCGTTGAAAGCAGCCACTCGGGCCGAGCGGAGGGCGGGGTTTGTTGTGCACGCGTAGGATACAATGCACGCGAGCAAAGGAGCGGGCTCCTCGGCCCCTCGGGCTGCGGTTGCCAGCACTTGGACGTCGCGCCGACACAGGTCTACGCGGGCGCCCAAGTCAAACCGCTCAGCCCTCCTCATTACGTCTATGTACAATTGAGTGACGGCGTCCACGATTTCGTGAAACCTGCACGCACGCTCAGAAGAGTTTGCGGCCCTAATGGCCAACATAGAAGAAGAAAACGGGTCGGTGAAGTTGCGCGGGCTGCAAGGCCCGTCAACATCAAACGAAGAAGGACTTGCGCCATCCGCACTGGCGTTCGTCGTGTAACTATAGTACAACGGAGAAACAGGAGAACCAAACTGCGCCATCATAGTTGTCGGCTAATCAGGGCCCAACAATCTCCTGGTCCCAGGCAAGGCGCAATTGGCGTTTTTGGCGCTGCCGCATGCCCGGATGCTGTCTGAGACCAGAGACCTAAGGCCCCTTTCGCCACAAATATGTGGACGGGGGTTTCCCCCATGGTGCATCTACACCACACGGCGGCATAAGCAGGAGCCTTTCACTCCCAGGACCAAGCGCGCCGCAAGTGCGCCCAGCCACGCGGCCACAAACTCAATAGTCGTGGCTACGGGTCCTCTTGTGGCAAGCACGAACACGAACGATGTGCCTAAAGGAAGAGGCCTTAGCGCGTACACGAGCGACAGTAGTGGTGGCGGACACAATTCCGTAGCCAGTATAACCCGCATAGCGCGTACCAATAGGACACATGATTCCCAGCGTGCGTCCGTCACTCGGACGGGGGGAATTGCCACACGGGTCTTCCCGTTAATGGTGAAATTGGTGGAAAAGTGAACGTATGAAGGGCCATGGTGAAGCCCAACAGAAACAGAAGGGGGGGGTTTCCTAGATTTGGAGGGGGTGGACATAAGGGCCTGTAAGCGCAGGCAGTAAGGTAGCACGCTTGCTGCCAAGGCATGGGTGCACTAAGGGACCACATACCTTGATAGGAGAAATGCATACCTTAGTGCGAGAACTGTACACCTTATGGCAAAATCGTATATGGTTACTAGGAGAAACCATA